TAGAAGCATTATTAAAGCGGGAAAAGTTCAACCGCTATATTTTAGAGCCAGCCTGCGGGGGGGGGGCACATTTCAGAAGTATTAAAAGCGCATGACTACGAAGTAACTTGCGCCGACATCATAGAACGCGACTACGACGGGCAAGAATACACCGCCGACTTTTTACGCGATAACTTGGTATGGTGCGGCGACATCATCACGAACCCGCCTTATAAATACGCTGCGGAGTTTGTAGAGCACAGCTTAAATGTGATAACAAGCGGCCACAAGGTAGCAATGTTCTTGAAGCTCACATTTTTAGAGGGAGAAAAACGGCGCGAGTTATTCCAGCAGAACCCACCTACCCGCATATACGTTTTTACAAAGCGGATAAACTGCGCATTAAACGGCGAAGAAAAGTTTTTTAATGCAAGCAGTGCCGTTTGTTATGCGTGGTTCGTATGGGAAAAAGGCAGTAAAACAAAGCCCGTTATTGACTGGATATAAAAACGGAATAATTAAAAAACGGGCAAAAATGACTATATTTGCGTAGAAAACAGGCGTTTTTTATACGTTTTTTATACTAGGCGAAACAATGGCAGGACGACCACGAAAAGACGACATAAACACACAACAGCTCATTATTAACCTTGCAAAAGCAGGCATGACAAACACGGCTATTGCAGAAATTACGGGGCTTACTCGCGACACAATACAGAAATGGCTTGCAACTACGGAGCTGGGGCAGACAGTAAAAACAGTGCGGGAAGCGTCGGCAATGCTGGAAGCGCAGCAAAAGCACGCCCTTAATAAATCGGCGCTTATGGCTGCAAAAAAACTGCTTAAAAAGCGCAAGATTGAGGAAACAGAAGAACGGCGCGACGCAGAGGGAAAAATCATTTATACGCAAAAGCGAATACGCGAAGCAGAACCAAACGCAAGCATGGTGCAGTTTGTGCTTAAATGTACCGACCCGCAAAACTGGAACGAACAGCAGATAGCAGAACAGCAGGCAGCAGCCGACGCAGAACGCGACGACAACGAAATAAGGATTGTTATTGATGACGATACACAGCAGTAATATTTTTGCAAAAGTCTATAACAAGTATTTCCGCATGATACTAAAGCACGAAAAGGAGCGCTACACGTTTACAGGTGGCCGCGCTTCCACAAAGTCGTCGTTTATCAGCATTGTTATTGTCGTTTTAATAACCATGTTCCCGAAATTAAACGCGCTTGTAGTTCGCAAGACCGCAAAGACATTGCGCCGCAGCGTGTTTGAACAAATCGTGTGGGCAATAGACAAGCTGCACCTGCGCTACACCAAAGAACGCAAAACGGGTTTTAAGATACCGAAAAGCGAAGTGTCGGCGCTGCCTATTACATACATACGCAAGGACGGCACAAAGCAGCAGATTATATTTGCAGGGTGTGACGACCCCGAAAAGATAAAATCTATTAAAGTGTCGCAGGGTTATTTTGGTATTTTGTGGGTGGAGGAAAAGACCGAGTTTACACCCGCAGACCTGCAAAACGTGCGTATTTCAGCATTACGCGGCGGCGATACGTTCTACATCTTTGAGAGCTACAACCCGCCAAGCGCTGCGCGTCACTGGTGCAACCGTGAAGCTGCAACCTACGACCCGAACCGCGTTGTAATTCATACTACATACTTGGATATACCGCCCGAGTGGCTGGGCGCGGCTATTCTGCACGACATAGAGCAGACAAAGGCCACAAACAAGCGGGCGTATGAAAATATCTACCTCGGACTTGCTACAGGTACGGGACAAAACATTTTTGAAAACGTGGAACTGCGGGAAATCACCGACGACGAAATTAAAGCCTTTGATTTTCTGTACTGCGGCATAGACTGGGGATATTACCCCGACCCGTTCGCCTTTTCCGTATCGTCGTACAACGCGCCAAAGCAGGAACTTTTTATTTTTGACGAGCTTTACTTAAACAAGCGCGGAAACTATGACGCTTTCCAAGATTTAACAAAGCACATGGAAATAGCGGGGCTTGATATTGCAAACGACAGAATAACAGCGGATAGCGCGGAGCCGAAAAGCATTGCGGACTTTAGAAGCTGGGGCGGAAACGTTCGGGGCGCAATTAAGGGAATCGGCAGCCGTGACACTTCTTTTAAGTGGCTGCAAGGCTTGAAAAAGATTGTAATAGATCCGCGCCGCTGCCCGAGAATGGCCGACGAGTTCACGCTATACGAGCACGAAATCGACAAACGCACGGGCGAAATAATGAGCGGGTACCCCGACGGACAGCCCGACCACGGAATAGACACTATACGCTATGCGCTTGAGGGTGTATATCGTCACGCTGGCGAGTAAATGACTATAAAGGCAGAGGAAAACAATGTTTGAACGAATAAGGGGCTTTTTTATGAATATCTTAGGACTTTTTCACACTACGACCATTAAGGACGTAACGGGAATCGACACAAACATTTCAAGCGATATGTACAACGCTATTGAATTGTGGCTGCAAATGATGAGCGGTAACGCGCCGTGGAATACCAAAGCGCCGCCTTGCGGAGTTCTTGACCAAATCGCGGGCGAGCTTAACGTAATGGTGGCGCGTGAAATCGGGCTGGAAGTTGAAAACGACGCAATACGCCCCGCAATGGAGCATATAAACCACGACGTAGACAAAATCGTGGAATATATCGCGCTTGTGGGTGCCTGCATTATACGCCCGATTTTCAGCAACGGAAAGTTGCAATATGAAACTATCCCGTTGGGCAACTACTTGCCGACAAGCTACGACTTTGACGGAACCCTTACAGGTGCGCTTGTTATGAAGCAGCTACAGAACGGCGCGAAAAAATGGCTTTTGGTTGAAGAACACAAATACGAGAATAACAGGCATACTGTAAGCTGCACTCTTTACCGCAATGACAATCACGCAATGAAGAAAACAGCTTTAACAGACTGCCCGCAGACTGCCGACATTACGCCCGTTTACACATGGGAAAACGTAAAGCAGCCGATGATTATTGAGTTTAGAAACCACGCTGTAAATAAAATCGACGGTTCAAACGTTCCCGTCGCAATTATCGCAGGTGCAGAGGATTTAATCAAAGACGCTGACGAACAGTACGAGCGCATGAACTGGGAGCAAGAGGGCGGAAAAATGCGTATATTTGCCGACCGCGATATGTTCCAGCAGCGGCAGAAACGCGACGGCACAACACAGGGAGCAAACTTCACGCCCGAGTTAAACAAGCTCATTGTAAAGATTGAGGGCGACGGCAGCGCAGAGTGTAAGAAAATCACAGAACACGCCCCAGCTTTGCGCACTGCACAGCAAAACGAAATGTTCCAGCAGATACTACGCCGTATTGAATTAACCTGCAAACTTGGCAAGGGAACTATTTCCGATATGGAAAGCGTTCAAATGACAGCCGAACAGTACAACGGCGGACGCAAGAAACTGTATGCTTTAGTAGACACAATCGAGGACGAAATCGAAACAAAATACCAGCATTGCGCCGACGTTTTCGCGCACATGGCCGCTGCGTACCAAATCGGCAAGAATAACGCAAAGATAACCGTAACATGGAACGACGACCAAACACGCAAGGATATTACAGCAGCAAAGCAGCTGGCAATGCAGGAAATCTCAAGCGGTGTAAAAAACAAGTGGGAATACCGCCGCGACTTTTTCGGAGAGGACGAAGCAAAAGCAAAGGCAAACGTACCGCCCGAAGCACTCGCGCCCGACCCTTTTAATTTTGGAGCGTAAACAATGGCACAGCACAACAAACAGAAAAAAGAAATACTCAAAAACGACATGATCGTAGTAGCGGGATTTTGTGAAGCGATAAACAAGAAACCGCTTAAAACCCGCCTTGTAATTGCTTGGCGCATTTTGCGGGGCAAGTTCTAGGCTATGCTTTCCCCTCGCTACTTGGACGGCTTGGCCGACGAAATAACAGAGATTTACTCACAGCTTGAAAGCGAGATATTGCAGGACATGGCGCGGCGCATTGCACGGCTTGGCAAAGTCACCGACGCGACAAAGTGGCAGGCGCAAATGCTCATAGAATCGGGCGGGCTGAAAAAGAATATTGCCCGTATTCTTGCAAAGTACGACAAGACAATAGCGCAGCAGGTAAAAGACACCGTAACGGCTGCACTGGAAGCAAGCACAAAGAACGATAACAAGATTTTCAAAGAAGCCACAGGGCGCACCGTTTCAACACCGAACGCCCAGCAAATGCTTGCAACTATTCAGAAGTGCCACAGCGATTTATCACGCCTTACACTCACGACCGCGGCCACAACACAGACCGAGTTTGTGCAGCAGGCAAACCGCGTTTATATGAACGTGCAAAGCGGCGCGTTTGATTATGATACAGCCATGAAAAGCGCAGCCGACGAACTGGCAAAGCGCGGAATAACCGCCGTACAGTATGAGAACGGCCGCCCCGTAACTCGCACCATTGAAAGCGCCGTACGCATGAACATTTTAACCAGCGTGAACCAAACGGCAGCAAATCAGACTTTGAACAACTGCGAGGAATTAGACTGCGACCTAGTGGAAACATCGGCACACATCGGAGCACGCCCCGAACATGAGGAATGGCAAGGGCAGATTTTCAGCAGAAGCGGGAACAATAAGAAATACCGCCCGTTTTCTGTATGCGAGCTTGGCAGCGTTACGGGAATCTGCGGCATAAACTGCAAGCACTCTTTTTACCCTTACTTTGAGGGAATGGAAAACCACTACACCGAAAAAGAGCTGGACGAAATGGCCGACGAAAAGGTTATTTATACCGACGACGACGGCAACGAGCACGCATTAACACGCTACGAGGGCGAACAGAAGCTGCGGGGTATTGAGCGCAATATAAGACACTGGAAGCGGCAGGCATTGACCGAGGAAGCGGCGGGCGTGGATAACACAAGGGCACGCCAAAAGCTCGGGGAATGGCAGGCAGCAGCGCGGGACTTCACAAACCAAACGGGAATTGCACGCGACAGCGCCCGCGAATACGTGTGAACGGCCACAGGAAAGCAGCCGCGAGCATTACCGCCAGCAAAGGCAACCCCCGCACAGACAGCAGGAACCGCGCCGACACCCGCGCCAGCTGCAACACCTGCGGGAACTATGGGAAAAGCTACGACGATAGAAGCGGCAAAGCAAGAGCTTTCAAACTTTTCAAACTCGGTATATATTCCAAAAGATACAAACATAGCAAGTGTAAACGCCGTTTCCCGAGAGCTGGAAGCGCTGCAAAAGAGTTACGCAACAAATAAACTTGACGATATAACCTTTAGCGGCAGATTAAGCGCAAGGACAGGCGCAAGCGCGAACTATCACACTTTGACCATAAATAAAAAGGTTGAGCAGTTCGGGGCAAGCGTTTTGCAGCCTAAAGAATGGCAAGCACAAATGAGTGCAAACGTGCAGCTGCTCACAGCCAAAAAGGACGAAATCACCGCAAAGATAGCAAGCGCTGCGGATCCAATGGCCGCCAAGTGGTACAAAGGCAGGCTGCGGGAAATAAACAAAGACTTAAACCGCTACACTGAATATTTGAAATACACCCGCGGAAACGTTTGTTATAAGGGGCTGGAAGTCGAAAGCGTTGTGGCGCACGAATACGGCAACCCGCTTTATGATAAATGCAGGCTGATTGATGACGTATACAACAAGGCAAAGCAGAACGGGGATATATTCAGCATATCGCACTATGCAGCCGATAATAGCCATGAGTTTTTCGCCGAAACGTTCGCAATTTACGCAATGAAGCAAGAAACCTTGCCGCAGTACATTATTGATATGATTTTAGAGGTTATAAAATGACATACGAAACACTGGAAACCGAAGTAAAAGCAATCATTGAGGACGCACAGAAACAAATTAAAGCCGAGGAAAGCGGCGCAAAATCTGCAAACTTTCAGCAGCTTAAAAAGCGCCTTGCTGCTGCGGAAAAGCTGCAAAAGGACGTTGCCGAGGGTAAACGGTACGGCATGAGCGCAGATTTTTTCAAGTTCGATTTATCGCAGCTTAAAGACCCGATTTATTAGCCCCGTAAAGCCCGCTAGAACGCCGTACACGCGCTTTATAGGGTGCGAACGATAAAAGACACGACCGCGCCCGAATCGACGCGCTACACGCAATATTAAGCCCTGCACCATCGCGGGACTTTTTCATTTTACTAATTAGGTGAAATTTTCCCTTGTTTTCCGCTGTTTTCCCCTATTGCCCGAATGACTATAAAAGCAGAGGGCAAACAATGACAATCTACAAACGATTTTTAACACCTAACGAATGGAGCAGACCACAAAGCAAAATAAAAGAGTTCCGC